CTGGGCCATACGACAGGGCAAGACGATCCTGGCAAATCAGCGTCGCCAGGCTTGCCGCGATACTTTCTGGAGTATCGCTCGAGTCCACACTAAATACGTATGGTGTTCCATCGACAAGAAGTCCTACAATCTGGCCAGTCAGAATCAGCCCAGAAAAGGTAACGCTTTGACCCGCCACGGTCGCCGTCAGGCTCGGAGGTGGGGGGGCAGTGAGAGATCTGTCGAGATAGACGTTGAGCACTTCACCTGGTGTAGCCGCCGGAAATATGGTCACATTCACGATCCCGGCAGCCAGGTCTGAGTTTAACGACGATGGCGATGGCCATCCTCGGTAAATTCTGCAAGTGGAACCTACACAGCTTGGTTGAGACGTCCCGGATGGATATAATGCTGCTACGACTTCGGTGACGATAGCATTCTCAATATCGGATATGTCAGCCATTAGGTTGTCACACTTCGGACGTTCAGGCGCCAGCCAAGATCGCTTAATTCCACAGTTACGACTATTGCAGATGTTCCGTATTCGTCAGTTATAATGTCGGCCGGTTCTACAGTCTGCTCGTGGACTAAAGGAAGCAGGGCAGTTACAGTTGGAATTCTTGTGTCGCCCGGGAGCTGAGTCGCCGACCTTCCCTCTGTGCCAATGCCTAGCATGCTGACCGGCCATTTGGATATTACATTAATTGTTTCATTCGCGGCCACCAGATTGTTCGATGTCGTGTTGGCTGGCGTCAATTGGCGTGTGATGGAAATGATTCTGTTCGCCTTTACACAAAGAACCGGCAGAAGAGATTGCTGAGAAACAATAAACCAAATATCGTTGTTTTGTACCAGATAATCTCCGACCTGTGTATACGAGCTATCAAAATACCCTCGCCACAATGCGATTCCATAGCCGACAGACTGCTCGAAACTTCCATCTGATCGGCTAAACGCAGCGTGTAGCCGAAGGAATCGATTTGACGGATCGAGTGGGGCCGACGGACCCCTCGGCCTATATGCGTCTGTCACCTTGCCCAATATATTGGCGGCGCGATTGAGCCCCCAGTCAAGACGATCCTGGAGATTAGATACGTTCATTTCATACGATCAGGTTTGGACAATTAGAGCGAATTCCGGGACCGGGTGGAACCCCAAGGAACGCGCAGAGACGGATACGCCAGCCGTCAAATAGTCTTTCGCGATCCTGAGTTTCGTTCTGGTTCCTGGACCAGATTGCAGCCCGATCGGTATCCAGGCTTTCCGAGGTTCGTGGAATTGATTCTTCGAGGCCAGCGAGGGTTCCCAGGTAGTTTCTGATCACCCTTATTTCACCTTCCGCCAGGTTGTTGAGGCGATACTCCAGCAACCCATAAATCTGAAAAAACCGCCAGGACGAAAAGCCTGAAGGCCGACCACCATATGCCGGGTAACCGCAATGGCGTCTGGCGTTTATCTTTTCATTGGGCGTTAAAGATATCACGTGCTTGATCCGTCTCCTCGAGTAAAGAACACTAACCCGCTACCGGAATTTAGAATGGCCGCGCAAAACGAAACCAAAGGGCCACACCGAAGCAGCATCTTGCTATTTGGCAAGACCGGTGTATCCCCTGGTACGCCTTGGGTTGACGGAACGGTAGCTTGTAGGGTGATGTCTGAACCAAGTCTGATATACGCGGTCGATGAGGTGGAGTTGGTGATTAATACCGCCTCGCCGCTGCCTCCGAGTTGAATATTGGTAGAAGTGGTTCCTGATAGCAAAGCGACCGTTGCTACCGCGAGAAAAGGACTGCTTGATCCTGTTGACAAGGTACGTTACCTTCGCATTTTCAACCGACATGCTCGACTATAACTGCGCGCTTATAAGAGCCATTTGTGGCAGTCGGAACGGTCGCGGGGTTGGTCGTGGTGTCAGACGGTGCACAGAAGCCACCCATCCAATACCAAGATTGAGCTATGATCTGCTGAAGACGATCAATGGGCTCTCGAGTCACCATTGCAACACCATTTACCATCGTAACAATCGAGTCCGAAGGCGCGACATCCTGGGCTGCCATTCCCGCGAAGTCCCCTTCAATTAGCGCGCCGGCTCCACAGATAATTGGGCGCCTTATCATTACGTTCGAGAGAATTGGGTGTGGTTGAACGAAGACTTCAGTAGTCGGCATAAATCGCAAGCCAAGAAAGTCATTCGTCATGCCTTTTTTGAACACCTGGTTCGTGGATGTGGCGCCCTGAAACAACTGCTTGAAGTCAGGGTCGGAAAACAATTGTCGAGACGAAACGGGGTCCAGGTAGCAATTGTACGCGCCATCGATCTCAGGCACTGCGTTAATGCGAAGACGTGCCACTGAGTCGAGAAGACATGACATTGTCAATGTATCGGTCGCGATAAGAAGCGACACGTTGCCGCGGCCGGACGGGCGCATAATCGATGATGCGGTTGCCGACACGACAGTATTTCCCGCCGTACCATCCGAAACCGATACACTCGTTGACAGGGTTAAGACACCTGAGATGCCACCCCAGGTCGTCGATATATTGGTCGCGTCGGGCGTTGTTCCTATGGTAGTGTAGACGTCGGACCCAATTGTTACCGTTAGTGGATTCGAAGTGCTCACGCTTTGCTGAACGCCATTCACGAACGCAAACTGGAAGCCACGGATATCATCCACCGCGACCGACGGTCCGGCGCTGGCGAGAGTAACTCGGACTCTGGTATTGCCGCCAAAATATGCGGAAAACAGAGCATTGCGTGCGAGCTCATCAAGGCTTCGCGCAGCTTGTTCGCCGTTGGTATAAGCATTTTGAAGGAACTGCGACGCAATGCCAACGCGAGAGGTCACCATGTTGAGGTCGGCGGTAGCGGCGTAGTGGTTGATCGTAATGGTATACTGCTCGACACCCCAGTTACCTGGTGTCAATCCGTTATCGAGGTTTGTGTTGGTCGCTGGAGACAGTGGAGTGGTTACGGTTGGTTTGAGGCCAGCTCGCGTTTTGGTTAACGTCTCACCAATTCCGACAGCGATTTCTTCTCGGTCGGCACATGCTCGGTATCCAAGGCGCGAGACGAGAGCTTGCTCGAATTCACGCTCCAGAAAGCCCTGTTGGATAATAGGCTGGAGCGCGGCGGGAAAGTTCTGGATGCCCATGAAGCTTTAGTCTCTCTATAAAGGATTGATTTAGTTGGGTATAAGCGCACACCGGGCATCAACCTCTGGAGTGCTTGATTATGTTCGCCCGTGCGACCCGATACTCTTCGTCTGTCATGTCAGTCGCCAACTTCTGGCGGGCGGACCTCGACGGTGGCACCTTTGCTGTGCTTGAGGAGGATGGTGCTCCGAATAGCCAAGGCTTTGTCCGTTTTAATTGATTGATTAATTCCACGCTACCCGGGACACCGCCATCTTCTTCCAACTGAACTCGACTGACATCGAGGAACTTCAATCCGTCGAGATCGACAATTCCAGCGCGGATTGCCTCTACTTTCAATTCGGCGAGAATGACCCTCTGCTCGCTCAAACGGCGGTCTTCGAGAGTTTCTCTCTCTAGTCTTTCGAGCCTCGATCGAAGCTCGTCTTCTGAAGCCTCATTCATTCCGAGGTTGTGTGCAGAGTCGCTCAATTTATTATCCTTCGGCCTGATCAGCAGAGCATTCCAGCAGTTCGCTGGTGATGTTGTCGATGTCATAAGTGCCCGCGACGGCCTTCATCGCACTCTCTCGGCTGATCAAGCCGGAATTTACCAATGTCGCAAGGGTTGTCGCGTCGAGTTGACGATCGGCGGCGGTCGTCGGATACCATCGAGGCCACTTCAGCGAAAGAGTCGTGGTCGGATCCATGGGGGGAACATTGCCCGCGCCGGTTCGTAGCGGGTAGCGAAGAGATGCCCGAACAATCATTCTTGCCAGAGTGAGTAACGCGACTTCACCATATGTAATCCGAAGATTGTCGGCCAGCCAAAGCAGCCCTTGATTCATGAGCTCCAGTGCACGGCCAGACTGGGCGCCGCTGAAGCGTTCCGGACTGGCGCGGTTCCCATGTATGCTTTCGAGTGCAAGTTCTCTCAATGTTCGAACGTAGTCTATTACCGCCGCTGCCGCGGTGCCCCCTATCTCCAGCAGGCGAGCATCCCCCTTTTCGCTGACGACCAAGGCATTTCCCGCGCCCTTGATGATGTCCGAATCGGCACCGAGTGGCTCTTTAAGTAGCAATGTTGGATCACTGCTGTATTTGAGCCCACGGCCAGCCTGACTTAGCTGATAGTCAATTTCAATTTGCGTATCTATGGCGGCCCTGAACGTGCACATGCCATCGTTGGGATCGCCGGTTGAAGAATAGCCCGGGAGATTTCTGACCCAGACAACAGGTACGAAGCCGAGTCCGTGAGAGACGGTCCGATTGACGTCTATGTCCATCGGAAGAATATCCTCTACGGGAGAAGGAATAAACCACGTTTCGGAGTCACTGTCCCAGGATCGCTGAAACCAATAATCTGAATTCAGGTCGGGAATTTCGTATCCGTTGTTAGACAACTGAACTCCAGACACCTTGTAGCGCTCCGTGATTGTCAGGAGGGTATCGGGCTCCTTCGGACTCCAGACTGGTGTCAGATATGTTGTCTCTAACACCTGAAAGAATATTCGGCCCTCTAATACTCGCATCAAGATCGCCACAGACCCGACCGAACCACGTATCGCGGCTTCGGTCATTATCATATTAAGTCGAGAGTCTCTGGCTATGTTCGCGAGTGCGCTCTGGGTTCCCCGATCAGGACAATCAATTGTCGGAAAGTGTCCTTCACTGAACAGAAGGGATACACTATCCTCGACAACCACGCGGCAGAGCGGATATCTAACAGATGGCCTCCGTTTCCTTAATGGAATGTACTCGCCTCCGGCACCACGCTCATCGTGGAAATCGTAGGGTAGGATGTCATACAATTGTCCGTTCAGAACCTTGATGAGGGTATCGAGTATCCATGAGCGAGGCGAATAGGCAGGATCGCGCGCAATCAGATCGCAGATTGTATCGAACATTGAGTTAAATGTGTCCGTCAGTTTCTTGAATTGATTGCCGCGTCAACGAGTGTTGAACGGCACAAATAAACGGCGACCGCCGGACGGAAAGTCGGATAGGGTGATGAATGCACGCGAGAGAGCATCCACCTGATCGTCCTTCGCGCCCTGAGGAAAAGACCGCAGTTCATCTGTAAAAGCCTGATTCCAAGATGCTTCGCGCATACAGAAATTGCCCGTCTCGATCTGGACGGACGCCAACAACGCCCTGGTTAGCTTGGAACCTTGCTCCCTTGACGTGTAAAGTCGGTAGCCTGACAAGAGAGACGATAGAGTAGCGATTTGTCCCTTTCCGGCCTGACCGGGGTCTATTGGAAGACTAATGACGACCGCATGACCATCTGACCGAGCAACACTAAGAATGGTCTCCTGAACGGTTCGAAAGTCCCCTCGTAGCCTAATGACGTCTTCGACTACATATCGTCCTCCCTCCTCCTGAACCAGCTTTAATCCAACGGACCAATCTGGATCATTCTGGTCGGACAGACCTGTCGCGGCCAGATCCCATGCCCGAACTGTCCGAACCGGAGTTGGTCCGCGTGGCTTTTCCGCTCCGATCAAGCGAAGCTCGCTCAGATTGAAGAGGTGTCCCGCTGGCGATTGGGGAGACTGTTGGAAAAGCGCCGACCACACTCGCGTGCCGACGACCGCGCGCTTCTTGTTTAGTGCTTCGAGAGCCTCCCATTCTGGCCACAGCGGGGCCCCGGGAGGCCTACCGATCGGATCATTTTGCTCGGCAATTGCTGGCAGACGGGCAACGTGCCAATCCTCATCGCTTCTCGCAATCAACTGACCACCCAGATCCTGCTCGTGCCATCGCGTCATGACAAGCACGATGCGTGCCTCTGGCTTGAGACGCGTTATCAGTTCGGAGGTGTACCAT